CAGAATTTATGGGGGTTGGTAAACACTACGAAGCACAAAGTAGTAATATGTTTAACCAATACCACACCTCTTGGGATTGGCTTATGCCAGTAATAAAAAAGTGTAGGACAACAGAGGTTGATAAAAATCGTGAAATAGGAAAACAAAGGCTTATAGACAATATAAACTTTACATTTTTTACTTTAGACTTACTTGGAACTTATAACAACATTATTGAGTTTATAAAGTGGTACGAAAGAAAACCTATTGTAACTACTTTTTAAGTAGAATTTATTAAAGACCAAAACAATTAGAAATTATGGGATACATAAGCGAGGTACATATAGCAGTACCAAAGAAAGACGAGGCAGAATTAGATGCCATCATGAATAGGCTCGACTTGCTAGAGAGTGAGAATGAATGTGGAGACAATAGGTTTTATAAAAGAAACTACACACAGAGGTGGAAGGAAATTAGTAATGGCGTTACCACAGATAAGTCTAAAGATATTATTTTATATCAAGCAGGTTGTCTTAAGTGGTACGAAGAATATAAAGATGTACAAGAGATAAATTCATTTATAGAAATGGGCGAGGAAGATGGTAGGTGTATTGTGTGTGTTGGAGAAGATAACGTAGTACACTCAGATATAGGAGACTATGGGGATGTATTCAACATATATATGAAAGTAGAATTAACTTAAAACTAAAAGACATGAGAAAAGTAACAATCACAGAGCGTAGAGTTTACCACAAGGTTTCTACTATAGAGGTAGAGATACCTAAAGATATACCCTTAGACAGAACTGATGAATGGCTATGGGATAACGAGGATAAGTGGGAACAAGACTTAGATGAGAAGTTTAATGATGCCGAACTTGAATGGGGTACTGGTGTTGATGAAGTTCCCCACATGAATGAACCACAATCAGATAGCGAGACAAGGTATGATGTTATTAACGAAAACTATGGAGGGCATTTATAATGACTAAGATACACATAAACAACTCAGACTATATGGAATTTATAGATGATGTAGCAACTCAGATTACAATACAGAGATTTGGAGAGGACACTTATGCACCCTCATCTGAGGTAGGTCAAGAACATGTAATGATGTTTCAAGAGGATGCTCAAGACTTTTACAACGAGCAGTACGATTGGGTAGAGACAATGTTAAACAGAACACTAAAGGTATATAGCGATGAGCAGTAATGAGTTTAACCTAATAAGGATAGAAGCCCTTGAAAAGAAAATAGAGGAACTAGAGACTCAACTTAAACTTGAGAACGAAAACAAAAGAAGAATAGTTACTGAGTTAGAGGTAGAGATAGACAAAATGATCAAACCCCCAACTAGATTTAAAAAATAAACAAATGGAAAACCAACCAAGTGCAATAAACTTTAGCCAAGCGTGGTCTGGAGGTACTAGAAATGCTTGTTCACTTTATACAACCTTCCGTAAGATTGAGAGGAGATACATAAACCCTATAATAGATGACATCAAAGAAGTATCAAAAGATTTATCAGGTAAAAGGATATTCAAATCTCAACCTAGACAATGCAAACCTCAGATTATATCTATTATATCTAAGGTAGATGAGTTTACCCTTAGTGATTTAAAAGTATTACTAGAAAAAGACTACACGACTATTGATTTCTTATGTAAAGTATATGAAATCAAAAAGAGAAACACTAAAGAGTATTCTATAAGAAGAGGTCGTGAATATCAAGATTAGGTTAAATATTTTTACAAAAACTATTGTAGGAGTAAAAAAAGTTTCCTATATTTGCATCATAAGTTAATTAAATTTAAAACAACCAAAACTATGGAGAAGTCCGAAACAATTGGCAACCTAACCCTTGCCCTATCAAAAGTACAGGCTCAATTAAGACCTGCTAAAGAAAACTCAAAGAATCCTTTTTTCAAATCAAACTATGCTGACTTAGGCTCAGTATGGGATTCTGTTCGTAAGTTATTATCTGAGAACGAGTTATCAATTATTCAAATGCCTACCGATGTAGGTGGTCTAACAACAATCTTATCACACTCAAGTGGAGAGTTTATCTCATCTACTATGTACATCCCATCTAAAGAGGATGCACATGGTGTAGGTTCAGCTATCTCTTATGCTAGAAGATACGCACTTGCCTCTTTTGTAGGTGTAGTTACTGGTGATGATGATGGTAATGGTGCAGTAAAAGGTAGCACACCTACGAAGAAATCTACGTCTAAGCCTAAGTTATCATCCGATCAATACAAAGCTATGGTTAAGGCTATAGAGGATGGTAAGGGTGCTGTTGTTCAGCAAAAGATGAGTGGTTATTCTCTTACTAAATCTCAAGAAGACAATCTAGGGAAACTTATAAAAATTGCTAATACACTTTCATAGTGAGTTTAGATAGTTTTATAAAGAAGATAGAGGATGACTCTTTCTATTACTCTGACTACGAGTTTGTTACGAACTCGCAGTTAGGGTTAATAAAGAAGGATGTTCGTACCTATAAGATGATGAGGGATAACCCTCACTTGAGAACGGAGACTCTCCCTATGATATTTGGGAGGGCGTACCATGTAGCTATGCTAGAGCCTAACGACTTTAACGACAAGGTCAAGGTGTTTGACTCAGCTACAAGGACTACTAAAGGGTATAAGGAGTTTAAGGCTAATAATCCTGACGCTCCCACTATCATCCTTCAGAAAGAGTACGACAAGATAATGCGTATGCAAGATGTGTTGTTCTCTCATAAAGAGGTTAGAGATTTATTAGTATCAGAAGGAGAGCGAGAGATAGCTAACGCTTGGCAAGATGATGATACTGGCGTGTTCTGTAAAGGTAAAGCAGATTATCGTAATGGTACTACACTGATAGATCTTAAGACTACTGCTGATGGAAGCCTTCATGGGTTCTCAAACTCTTGTAGAAAGTATGGGTACGATAGACAATCAGCCTTCTACTCAGATGGTTTTGGGTGTGATGATTTCATATTTATAACACAAGAGAAAGAGATGCCTTATAATGTATCTATATTCTATGCTGGAGAAGACTTTATGAATAGAGGTAGAGATGAGTACAAGTACCTTCTCGATACCTATAGAAGATTCTTTATAGATAACGAAGAGGTTGTTGAAGAACATTTAATAACGGATACACTATGAGTTTAAAAGAAATATTAAAGGAAAAAGGCATTACTGTCATATTCCTTTCAGAAAGATTAGGGTTAAGCCGACCTACCCTATATAAATACTTGGACAGTCCTGAGGAGTTTAAATTAAAACACTTTAAAAAGATTGCAGGGTATTTAGATACAACAGAAAGAGAGGCACTTATTAATTATTTTATTTAAAGCAAAACGCTATGAGTAACAAGACAGAGAAAATTTACATTGGAAACGGAGTAGAAAAGTTCGATGGGGACTTAGTAAACTTCTCATTAAACCTAACAAAATTAGGTACAGATGCTAAGGACTTTATGTTCGAGTATAACGGAGACAAATACGTTAAACTAAAAGTAGTTAAGAAAAGAGATGGGGCTGACCAGTATGGTAAGACTCACTATGTAGAGGTTGATACCTTTAAGCCTGAGGCTAAGGCTACTGCATCAAAAGCAGATGACTTACCATTTTAAGTTATGATTACAGAGGGGTGTAAAAGCCCCTCTTTTTTACCTAAACCAAACCAAAGCTATGAGAATAAGAGTATCCGATAATGACATAATCAATATAGACAATGTTGATTTTATAGAGATGGATGGTAGGTATATACTATTTCACTCTAAAGATGTTGTATATAAATCTATATACAATAACGAATTTGAATCACAAAGTACATTTAATAATATCGACAATTTACTCAGGGTAAAGGATGCTAGGTTCATTACTAAGGAGGAGTTGAATAACGAGGATGAAAGAAAGTCTAAAGGGTTCAAAATGTTTTGGGCTATGTACGACAAGAGAGTGGATGAAAAGAATTGTAGAACTTCATTTATGAGGCTAACCCTAGAGGATATGGGTAAGGCTATTAATGGAGTTAAGAGTTATGTAGACTCAACACCTGATAAGAAATACAGAAAGAACCCTCGAACTTGGATCAACCAAAAAGGATGGGAGAGTGAGATAGTTCTTAGTGAGGATGATAAGAAGAAGGTTAATAGATATGTCCAACCAAAATACGTGAGCGATGACAGATAATAAAGACATGGAGATGAGATTGCTTGGTCGTATTATGAGTCACCCTAGAGAATACTACGACAATCACAGTCTTATCTCTGAGGGTATGTTTAGCGATGTCCTCAACAGAAAAATATATAAGGTAGTATCAAGCAGATTAGATTCTGGAGAGAAGGTTGACTTAGTTATCCTTAATACTTTAGTAAAGGACTCTATGGCGGGCTATCGTATAGCTGAGTGTTACTCAGTAGACTTCAGCCACTACAATACAGAACACATGATTCTCTTCTTATCTCAAGAGGAGAAGAAGATAAGATTAAAGAAATTACTAGAGACAACTAACAATAAGTTAAATAAGGATGAAGACCTATTTGACGTGTTAGATTATGTTGAGTCAGAACTTAAGCCTATATCTGAGGTTAGGGGTAGTGATATACCTGACATTAAGAAACAACTTAAGGTGTTACATGATGACATACAAAAGAGAATGTCTTCAGAGGATATGGTAGGTCTACCTACAGGTTTCCAATCAATAGATAAGTTTACTGGTGGGTGGCAAGAGACTGACTTTATAGTTATCGGTGGTGCATCATCTATGGGTAAGACATCCTTAGGTCTAGCATTCTGTTACAATTGTTCTAAGGCAGGCATACCTGCCGCAGTATTCTCTTACGAGATGGGAGACACGCAACTACTTCAGCGGTTAGTATCTCTAGAGAGTTCGGTGAACAATAGATACATAATGAAGGGTACACTTCAGAACGATGAGTTAGCTAGGGTTGATACTGCTATAGGCAAGCTAGAGAATGCTGAGTTGTACGTAGATGAGTGTAAGGACTCATCACTTAGATACCTATTAAATAAGATACGCCAGTACGTTATAACTAAGGGTGTTAAGTTCGTGTTAGTGGATTACCTTCAATTAGTTAAGGGTAGTGGTACGTCAAGGGAACAAGAGGTAGCCCTTGTTGCTCGTGAGCTTAAGAATATAGCGAAGGAGTTGAACATAACAATCGTAGCGTTATCACAACTTAGTAGAAACGTAGAGAAGAGGGGTGGAGGTAACAGACCTATGCTATCTGATCTTCGAGAGAGTGGAGAGATTGAGCAAGCATCAGATATTGTTATGCTTGTGTACCGACCAGAATACTATGGTATAATGCAGGATGAT